CATAGCTATACCTAAAATGCAAGCACCGGAGGATGTGCAAAATTTGCACGTACTCAGTCGATACAATCAGACTGCAGATAAAAGCGTGTATTACGATTTGCAAGTGCTATTTGATCCGCCTGCTAATCCGGCTAACTTTGATGTGGCGGAGGTTTGGTATCTCTTAAAGTCGAAGAGCGGAAAGCCTGTGCCAGGGCAAGAATGGCAGTACGCTGGCAGTAGTAATAGTCAGGTTATTATCAAATCATTAGGTCCAGGTGAGGAGTATCGAATCAAAGCGATTTCGGTTGACCGATTTGGTAACAGGGCAGAAACCGCCCAAATGGTTGATGTGATCGTTAAACCAATGGATGCGATACCTGATATGCCTAGCAATTTCGGTATTACTTTCGGCAGAAATGCCACCGCATCATGGGATGAGGTAACTAATGCTGACGTCGACTATTACGAATTACGTACCGATAATAATCCTGGTAAAGATACGAATGCTTTATTGGCAAGAGTTAAAGGTACCGCTGCTGTACTTACCCTATCTAAACGAGCGGATACTGTTTATTTATATGCCTGCAGCACGTTGGGCAAATACTCGACTGCAGCAACGTACGAGTATAACGTTCCGCAGTTGGCCGCGCCTGAGCTTGTAGTAAAAAATCAGTTAGGGGGATTTAATCTTTACTTCTCTACTAAGCCGGCACAAGCATACGCAATCAGATGCCACATGATCGGAGATGAGCGCACTGATGATTTTGAAACTACTAGCACCATGCTGACGTATTCGAACTCAGCCGGAATATATCGGATACGTTGCTCGTTTGTGGATGTGTTCGGAGATGGACTCGTTAACGAGAAGCAAGTCGTGATTAAGACACAAATTGATGCTAGCTTGCTAGACCTTGAGTCTCTTGGGCTGAATAAAGTTGATGAACGAATTAAGGAACTTGATAAGAAATTCAATAAGAATTCTGAAGAGACCACTAGAAGAATTACGAATTTGGCGTCACATACGGAATCTCGCATTACTGAGTTAGCTGGTAGCATCGATTTGCAAGTTAAAAAAAGTATTGGTGAGATTGATGGTGGTGAGTTGGTATCTCGCATTAACCTCAGTCAGTCCGGTGTATACATTGCGGGGAAATTGATTCACATCACTGGAGCGACTAAGTTCGACGATAACGTCATTGTTAATAAGATGATTCAGGCTAACGCAGTTACTGCCGACAAATTACATGTTGATAGTTTATCGGCGGGGTCCGGTACAATCGGGGTACTTCGATCAAGAGAGACCGGCGCTCGTGTTGAGATTCAGGATAATCTTATTACAGGTTTTGATGATGATAATAACCCTCGGATTAAACTTGGGTGCTGGTAGGAGGTATTATGGAACCGCATGTATTAGCTTATGATGCTAACGGCAATATCATACTAAATCTCAAGGAAAGGCTCACACGTATTGAGGGGCGGATGTATGTATCTGATATCCCAAATCGACGCCAACAAATTACTGTGAATGGATTGAAGCCTGGGCAGCATGTCTGGGCTGCAGCCATGGGACAGTACTTAGTGGCAGAGGTTAGGGGCAATATCATAACATATTACTTTGCCGTGTCCCAGGATGAATATAATATCAATCGTCAATTTAAAGATCTTACATATGAAGGGTGGTTGGCGTATGGAATTTATTAACATCCAAAATAAAGAAGGTGTCACGATTATAAACGATACCTATGACAATCTAGTATATCTTAGTTTCCCTAAACAAAAAGATGCAGTTCTTTACACCGGGGCGATGAGGGGGATAACGCCAACGGTTCAAATCCCGCTCAAACCTGTAGCTTACGCACCTATGCTGGTGCCTACGAGTAAATTCCAATACGGATATATTGCAGGGGAAGCTAATGTAATCCAGGTCTTTTATATCACTAATCGCATATATCATGGCGATGCACCTCTTATCGCAGTATCGGTTCCGCAAGGATATGAATTCGCAGCTCAGTGGGTCCATAAACGTCGTGAGCAATTAATGGTACTGATGGTGGATGTAATTAAGCCAGGCGAAAAGGTAACGCAAGCAATGGTTGATGAAGTAAAAGCTGGCATCAAGTTCTACTGCTTCGGTTATTTCGAGGATGTTACGGCTAATGCAGACACGCCTCGTATTCGATTTGTAGATAAGGTAGGAGGTAACAAACCCAATATAGCTTTGCAAGTTTTAGGAAAGCACAAATTCTTCAAAACAAGCTGGGAGGATAAATTCAATTTCAAGAATGATGTGATATATGATAGCCGCATTAGGTATCTACGCATAATCGATCATTATGCACGCGATTGGTATAACCAGTTATCAAACTACATTCCGGATACTTTTACAAACATGGCCCGTGACCCAAAGTCATATGGTGTCAAGGTTGCGATTATACCCATGTCCGTAATCGATGCATCCGTTTGGGGGCCAAATATCAATAATGGAGATAAAAAGTCACACACGGGGCGAGTGTGGCAAACGTTCAGATTTCACGATGAAAGTACTGTATCGCTGAAATCGTATCAGTTCATTGATTGGAATACAGTCACCACATATCCTGTAGGTTGTTCGGGTAAAACCACATCTCAGTATCTGGTGGTCGATGTAACCGGGTACGATAATCATGGTACGATTCCATTCAATTAAGGGAGATGATAAGTAATGAATGTAAAAGATATAGACCTCAATATTGGCGAGGATTTCGGGATAGTTTACGCAGTCCAAGATGACAATGTGGATTTGACAGGGTTCAAGTCAGTATTCGCTATACGAAAGCGAGCAAGCGGTCCGCTTGTTATTAAAGTACAAGGGGTAGCATCTGGGAAGATTGCGACATTCAATATTTCCGGAAAGGATACCCTAGAAATCAAGTCCTTTGGTGAGCATGTGTATGATGCTTTTGCATATAAGGAATCGGAGCCTAGCCGATATTACAAACTGGGTATGGGGGTAGTCAATATAATTCAGGATGTGGCCATGCATGATTAGAGGAGGAATGTATTATGCAAAACGAAGCGTTACCAGTAAGACTTGAAGGTCCGATTAAAGTAGAGGCGGAAGTAAAAGCAACCTTGGTAGGCGATAATGGAAAAAGTGCCTATGAAATCGCTTTAGCACATGGATTCGTAGGAACCGAGGAGGAGTGGTTGGAATCCTTAAAAGCGAAGATGCCCAACTTATCAGGCGTTGTTTCAGCACTTCAAGGTAAGAATATTCTTATTAATAGCGGTACCCTTGAAGCGATATTAACTGCTATTGTCCATGCGTTGGATGAACAGCCTTATGCACCACTTACATTTAACGAACCAAGAAAAGGGGATACTGAAATTCGAGTATCTGGGCAAGATGGCTTTAAAGTTCGAGTGAGTGGCACTGCAGAAGCTGTTGAAATTCAATCCGGAAGTGCGACTATTAGAATTCAGCCTTATGGCACAGATGATATTAATCTTGAATATCTTAACCTAATCGATCATGTCGTTAATACTGTTAAAATCAAAGGTCTTATTGAATTCAATCCGGAAACGGCCACAGAGATTCTGCCTAAGCAGTTCTATGGCCGTAGTGACTTAGAGGGTGAACTTACCTGTCCGAACGTTGTTAAAGTCGGTGCATTAGCATTCGTTGGAACCGATCACAACATTATCAATTTGCCTAAGGCCACTGATATTGATAGGGATGCTTTCGCTAACAGTTCTCTTGCGGTAATCAATATCCCTGCATTTGTATGGGCGGGTGATAACCTTGATTTAAAATCTTATGATCTCATTATGGTTAATAAAATGACTGTTAGTGAGGAATCTCACCCACCGAGAGAAGTCATGATGCAGAAAATTTCATTAGAGGTCTACAATCCAGATCACACCAAGAAATGGAACCTTTACAGTGAAAAATGGGAGAAAGCGGAGGCCTAAATGGATGAAATTAGATTATTGCTAATGGACTTCGGCATCCCTGCCTACTTCGCTGACATTGGATTCTGGGTAACCCTGTTAGGGGTTATCTGGGCCGCCCTTCGGGG